CGACGAGCACCACGTCCTCGACCACGTCCGCGGTCTCGGTGCCATCCAGTGCCACGCCCGTGAGCAGCGACACCGTCGCGTCGTGCTCGGCCTCGTCGAAGGCCTGCAGGTCGGTCACGACCTTGACGCTGGTCGTGGCCGAGCCCAGCGTTCGCGTGCTGCCGACCCATGTGAACGCGGTCTTGGTGCGGCTGACGATCGCCTGCGATCCCGTCAGCCCGAGGCCCGGCATCAGGTCGGTGGTGCCGGTCAGCGTCACACGCAGCGGCAGGATCGCCGGCAGCCCGGTCAGGTTCGGCCCGTTCGGCGCCCCGTCGAGCGGCACCCAGGCGCCGTTGACCTGCACCTCGAAGTCGGTGCGGCAGGCGGGCGGCGTGATCGCCTCGTTGAGGATGTCGATGTCGAGGATGCCACCGGCAAGCTGCAGCGCTGTCATCTCGATCGAAACCCGGGTGCGCTCGAACTTGCCGAAGTAGAGACGCATCTTCAGGTCGTCGACGAGGTTGCCGGCAAAGAAGGCCCCGTCCGTCGAGACGAAGAAAGTGCCCTGCACCACGCCATTGTCGCTGTTGGTCATCGCGACATAATGATCGCCGGTGGTGACCGCGACGATCGCATAGCGGCGGCCAGCGACCAGGTAGGTCGGCGCGATCGCCACCTTCGTCTCGACCAGCGAGGGCAGGCCCGCACCACCGGAGTTGGCGCCGACCTGGATGTCTGCCACCGGGATCGTGGTGCGCGAAAGGACCCGGTTGAGGTTCGGCATGCCGAACTCGGTCTCGCAGACCATGAGCGTCACGTCGCCAGACGCCGCCTTGCGCGAGAAGAACAGGCCGACCTGCGAGAGCCAGCCGTCCTGGCTGTTCAGAAACGTCTGCGCGACCTGCTGGCCGTTGATCGTTGCCGTCGACGCGACCCGGTCCCAATAGGGCTCGAGATAGACGTCGATCCAGAACTGCGTCAGGCGCACCCAGTGCACGTTGCCGTTTGGAATGCGCTGGCCGTTCGGCATATGATCCGGCACGCCATTGGTGACCTGCCACGTCTCGCCGTCGCGCTGGAACACACCAAGGACCATGTCGAACTGGCCTTGCCGCCACCAGGTCGAATTGGTGCAGACCGTGCGCGTCGAGCCGAAGCGGCGCCGCTCGCGGGTCCGGGTCAGCTGCCGGACCTCAGTGGTCTCGAAGGTGTACTGCGCCATCCGCGTCTCGCCGGTGTAGCCGGTGAGATCCATGCGCAGGCCATGGGAGAACTTCGGCAGGACGAAGCCGGACGTGTTCTGGATGAAGACGTTGTTGGGGTTGAGCAGCGCCAGCGGCGAGGTCTGTGTGCCGGCGATGGCGAACCGGATGCCCTCGCCCACCACCGCGTCATAGCTCGGATGATCGAGGTTGGAGCCTTCCTCGTTCAGAAAATGGTCGGTGCCATAGTAGATGTAGGCGCCGGGCTCGAAGACCCGCTGGCGCAACTCGTCGAGCTGCTGCGTCAGGTCGACGATCTCGTTCTTGAGCGCCACGGCCAGAAAACGGTCGGCCAGCGCCGAGAGGTCGGTGCGCAGCGTGTCGACCTGACCGCTGATCTGGCCGCGCCAGTTCTCCAGCGCGGTGACGCGGTTTGCTACCGCGCGAAGGTTGGGGAGCTGGGTCGGCGCCCACTGCTCGATGCCGACAACGCCGGTGGTATCGAGCAACAGGTAGGCGATGACGGTCACGTTGGCGTCCGTCGTCGGATAGCTCGGGTCCGGACCCTCGACGCCGGCAACCGTCGAGACCTCGGCGCGGCGCAGGTTCTCCATCGCCACCGACTGCGGCTCCGTCGTGCCGGCTTCCGCGTCGATCAGGAAGTCGCGCGGCTGCACATCGGTATCGACCGACTGGCCGAAGGTGACGATGGCAACACGTCGCCTGGTCAGGAAGGGCAGCGCGTTGAACAGATCGATCACGACGTTCTCGTCGCGGTCATGGACGGCACCATTGGCGTATAGGCGGCCGGGCGACAGCGTCACCTCAGTCGCGCCGGTCTTGGTGACGGCAAAGCCGACATAGCCCCGGCCCGGCTCGACAGCGTCCTTGACGATGTGGTCGAGCGACGTGCGGGCGAACTCCTGCGTGCTGTTCAGATCGCCCGACTGCAGTTCCTGCCGATCGCGATAGATGACGATGCGTTCCATGTTCAGACCTCGATATATCCGCCGACGGCGGCCTGGCCGACCTTCTGGCGATCGCCGGCACGGATGGCGCGGTGGGTTCTGGTGTCGATCAGGATCTTGTCGCGCAGCGATTTTGTGATCCGCACCGCGTGTCGCGCATCGGCGATCGGCTTCTTCGTCGTCGAGATGACAAAACCCTGCACGAAGCGGCCCGTGACGCGCCATGGCCGCCGGCCGGGCAGCCGGATGTTGGCCTCGGCATGATAGGCAGGCATGCCGAGCCGGGTGTTCCCGAGATGCATCGATCTGCGCCGCTCGATCGGAATGCGACCCGGATCATGAAGGTGCCAGCGCTCGAAGAGATGCCGCCAGGCGATCGTCGGTGGCAGGAACCCGCCGGCGACCCGGCTGCCGCCGCCGGCATGGACAGCACCCTTCTGGCTGGCGTGAACTTCTGCGACGAACCGAGGCCGGACGTCGATCAGCTGGGCCCTGGGCCAGACCGTCGTGTAGGTCTCTCGACCGAGCCGGAACTGGTAGCTGGCATCGCGCGGGATGCGGATCATCCGCTGCGCCACGCCCTGATCATCGACAAGAAACCCGCGTGCGCGGGGAGGTGCGTCGAGGTGGAGTGCCCTGGTGGCCTTGGGGCCGAGGATCACCTCGTCATAGGCGGTTGCGCCAACCATGCCGACGCTCTCCAGCCTCACCTCCCGGACCGTCAGCGTCGTCTCGACGCCGCGGTCCCACAGCGTCGCTGTCCGCGTGTAGCGGGAGGCATTGATGCTGATCTGGCGGATTGGTCCGAGCGCGGTCTCGCCGAGCATGCGCTTCATCGACAGGAAGCAGCCGAAAGGTCCGGTCTGGCCGCGTGCGACGAAGGGATAGACGCGCAGCTGAGGAAACAGCGCCAGATACGCCTCCCGTTCGCCTTGCGTGAAGGCCGGCGAAACGTGGGTCTTGGCGGGCGGAACAATGAAGCGGCGCAGATCGCCGCCCATGATCTTGACCGCCTCGGCGATTGCCGTGGCCGTGCCCTTGCGCGCATGCATTCGCAGCGATCGCGCCAGCATCAGCCGGTGCTTGTCTTCCGGCCAGTCCTTCTCCCAGAAATCGACCGAGAGCCCCCACGCGACCCATGGCAGGAAGGGTGCCGGAGCCTCAAAGGGTCGCACCAGCCTTGGAAGCTCGATCGGCAGGTCGGCAATGCGCGCGCCGGTCAGGTCCGCTGCTTCCTCGAAACTCGTGCGGTTTTGAGGAAGCAGCGTCTCGCGGGTCATGGGTCAGTCCTGACTTACGAAGATAGCCGGCGACCTACTGGTCTCGTGTCGTCTGGACGGCCACGGTCAACGCGGTGATCGCGTAGACCTGGTTCTCGTCCAGAACCACGTCCTCTGCCGGCGCGACGAGCTCGACCGAATGGACGCCCTCCTGATGCAGTCGCGCGAAGATCGCCGAGCGGCGCAGGTTCATGCCGAGCATCCGGTTGCGTTCGAGCCATTCGGCGAGGGCAACGGTCGCACGCGTCTGCACCAGCGTCCCGTCCGGACCGGGATAGAGCGTCAGCCGGGCATCGATCGCCACCGGCACCATTTGCGGGCCGAGCACATGCACGACATCGGTCAGCGGCCGGACCGCGTCGTCGCGCAGCGCGATCAGCACGGATTGCAACTCGGCTGGCGTGGGAACGGGTTCGGCGCCCTCCTTCAGCATTGTCACCCGCACGGTGCCGGGCGCCGTCATGACCGCGCTCACATCACGCACCCACGGCGCCACCGTCAGCGCATGGTACTGGTAAGCACCCTTCGGTCCGGCGACCGAGAAAGCTTCGGGCGCAAGCTGGATGCGACTACGGAACCGATCATCCGTCTCGCCCTCCTGCCGCGCGGTTACAAACAGTGCGCCGAGATGGTCGAGGTTCGAGTTGTAACTCGAGGCCAGCATCACAGCGCGGGCGCTGTCATTGATGCGCGCCCGCAGCAGCAGTTCGCGATAGGCAAACGCCTCGATCAGCTTGCGCGCCGGCTCGCTCTCCAGGTCGATCACGCCGACGATGGCCGGGAACCGCGCGACAAGATCGTCGCGCATGTCGGTGACGATCGCCTCGTAATCCAGCGTCTCGATAATGTCGGGCGGCGTCATGGCCGACAGGTCGATGGCGGTAAACCGGCTCATGCACTCTGCCTCCGCTCTATCAGGATGCCGTCCGGGTTGGCATAGGCGTCAACCCGCTTTGCGCCGACGGCGGTCAAGTCGCCGAACACCGCGCGCGGGCGATACTCGCCGTCCAGGAAGAAGTGCAGCCGGCCCTCGCGCGTCACCTTGACGATCTGGATCCGCGTCACCCGGTAGCGCGGCTCCCACTGTTCGATCGCCGAGGTGACCGCAACGAAGAACGGCGTGACGTCCTTTGGCGTGATGTTCTGGCCGAGCAGGTTCGGCACGAAGGAACCGTA